GATGGCGATCCGGTCGGAGGCCGGGATCATCATCCCCGAGGGCATGGATATCGAACTGCTGAGCGCACAGGGCGGGTCGAGCCGCCTGGATTATCGCGCGCTGCACGACACGATGGATGCCGCGATCTCCAAGATCGTGCTGTCGCAGACGATGACCACCGATGACGGGTCGAGCCGGTCACAGGCCGAGGTGCATGCCGACGTGGCCGACGCGGTCAAGAAGGCCGATGCCGATCTTGTCTGCCAGTCCTTCAACGAGGGGCCGGTGGCGCGGCTGTCGGAATTCAACTTTCCGGGGGTCACGCCGCCGAAGGTGTGGCGCAGGATGGACGACCCGGAGGATACCTCGGCGGCGGTCGATCGCGACAGCAAGCTGCACGCGATGGGCTGGCAAATGACCAAAGATCGCGTGAAGGAGACCTATGGCGACGGCTACGAGCGGGCCGCGCCCGGCCCCGGCCCGGATGCGCCGCCGGAGTTTGCCGAGCACGTCCACGACAGCGCCCTCGACGATCTGGCGGAGCAGATCATCGCCGAGGGCCATGCCGAGGCGGCCGCGACCGCGCTCTTTTCCGATATCGCCGCGTTCCTCGAGGGCATCGGCCCCGAGACCACGCTGGACGAGCTGCGCGCGCGCCTGGACGGGCTGCGCGACGTGCCGGGCGATAGCCGCGCCCTTGTCGATCTTCTGACCGAGGCCAGTTTCGCCGCCCGGCTGGCGGGCGAGTTGGGTGCGGTGGTCGATGACGAGGAGACGCCAGGCGGCGAGGACAGCCTGCCCGGCGCGGTGTCGCCGTGATCGAACTCAAGCGCCTGCGGCCCGAGGATGCGCTGTCGTTCTTTCGCGCCAAGGGTCTTGCGCCCGCCGACGCGCGGTTCGATTTCCGCGATGTCTGGCGCAACGAGCACGCCAGCAATTTCGTCGTCGCCAAGGCGATGCGCGACGAGGTGCTGGAGACGGTCCGGGGCGCGCTCGACCGCGCCCTCCCGCAAGGCGGCACGCTCGCCAGCTTCACAGAGGAACTGGAGCCCGAGCTCAAGCGCCTCGGCTGGTGGGGCCAGGGCACGGAACGCGACCCGCTCACGGGCGAGATCAAGAACGTGCAACTCGGCTCGCCGCGCCGGTTGCGGATCATCTTTGACGCCAACATGCGCGCCAGTCACGCCGCCGGGAAATGGGCGCGGATCGAGCGCGTGAAGGACGCCTTCCCGTTCCTGCGCTACGTCCAGGTGCAGCGCGACACCAGGCGACCCGGACACGCGCGCTATCACGAGCTGATCCGCCGGGTGGACGATCCGGTCTGGGCGCGCATCTATCCGCCCAATGGCTGGCGCTGCGGCTGCACCGTGCAGCAACTCAGCCAGGCGATGATGGACCGGCGCGGCCTGCGCGTCACCGAGGATTTCGCGCTGCAGGAGCGCGGGGTGCTCAACCGGCGCACCGGGCAGATCGAGCCTACGGCGCTCGGCGTCGATCCCGCGTGGGATGGCAACCCGGGCAAGGCATGGCTCGATCTGAGCGGGCGGCACGGGCCGATCTCGGGCGGGCTTTCGCCCGGGGCGGCGGCGACCGAGCTGGGCTTTGCAGCCCGCGCGCGGCTGTTCGGGATGGGACAGGGCCGCGAGCATCTCGGCGCGTTCGACCTGGCAACGGGCGAGGAGATCGACTGGAGCGTAGGGACCGGAAAGAGCGTCAAGCTGAGCCCGACGATGAACGACCGGCTGGGGCGCGGCGTTGAGGTGGGTCTTGTGCACAATCATCCCGGCTCGGCCCCGCTCAGCCCGCTGGACATGGACATGATGCTGCGGCTCAACGTGTCCTCGGTTCTGGCGGTCGGCCACGACGGGTCGCTTTACAGGGCGCGTCCGCTCCGGCCCGGCGCGCGGGATATGGACACCCTTGCGGAGACGGCGGCCGAACTCACCGACGATCTGGCCCCGGAATTGCTGGCGGCAGATCGTGACCACGCGATCCGCCTCGTCGTGCTCGACGTGTTGCAGTCGCTCGGCCTGATCCTATATCAGGAAAGCCTCGCCCCGCCGTCGCGCGCCGTGCGTGGCAGGATCGCAGACATCTCGCGATCCGTCGCCGGTGCGATCGTCGAGGCGATGACAGGGGAACGAAGATGACCAACTTTCTCGTGGACGGTCCCGAGTTCACCCGTGAGGCGTACGAGCGCGCGCTGCGCGAGGCCGAAACCCTGCCCGACGATGACCCGGACAAGGAAGAGCTCGTGACACTCCGCCGCCGCCTCCTGAGCACCTGCTTCGATTATCCTCGCCGCAGCCCGGAGGAACGCCGCGCCGTTCTGCGCAACCTCCTCGGCGACCCGGCCTCCTGAGGCGGTTTCCGGGCCTTTTGCGCCCGCAGTCGAGGTGGCGCGCGGCCCCCTCGGGTGCAATGCGCCCACAGCGCGCCGTTAAATACCCATTCAATACCCCCCTTGAGCCTTGCACGACCATCGGGCCGCGCGCGGCAAAGACGCACTCAGCGGGCCGCTCAGCGCCTGTGCCCGAATGAGGCTTGCCCGGTGCCGGTGCCTCCGGCTAGGGTGCTTGTGTCGCGCGCCGCCGCCGCCCCGGCATTTCCCGTGAAGCCCTTCATCTGATATGCGCCCGCGCCCCGGCCTAGTGTCGGTCGCATGACAAAGCCGCTTCACATCTTCCGCGCCGGTCGCCACACCGCCCAATCCGGCCAGAGCTTCGAGTTTTCCGAGGCCGAGGTTGACGCCATCGCCGCCGCCTATGACCCCGCCCTGCACGAGGCCCCGATCGTCGTGGGGCACCCGCGCACCGACGCGCCAGCCTATGGCTGGGTCAAATCCCTGCGCGCCGAGGGCGCGGAGCTTTTCGCCGAGCCCGGCCAGGTCGAACCCGCCTTTGCCGAGATGGTCCGTGCGGGCCGGTTCAAGCGGATCAGCGCCAGCTTTTACCCGCCGAAGGCCGCCGCAAACCCCGCGCCGGGCAGTTACTACCTCAAGCATGTCGGCTTCCTCGGCGCGCAACCGCCCGCCGTGAAGGGCCTCAGGGCGGCGGAGTTCGCCGATGACGGCGAGGCGGTGACGCTGGAGCTGGAGTTTTCCGAGGCCGAGATCGCCGGGATCACCTCGGCGGGTTTTGGCGGGCTGCGCCGGGTGGTCGCGGGTCTGCGCGACTGGCTGCTGTCGTCGCAGGGCCAGGAGGTGGCCGACCGGATCGTGCCCGCCCATGAGCTGGAGCACATCCGCACCACCGAGGAATTCATGCGCAACGTGATCGAGCGGGGCGGCGGCGAGACGGCAGTGCCGAGCTTTGCCGAAACCGACCTGTCGCGCCGTCTCAATGCCCGGCTGGATGAGCGGGCCGAGGATGCCGACGAACGCTCGGCGCTGATCGAGCGGATGGCGAGCGAAGCCGGGATCGAGCGCGGCACCGTCCTGCAAATCCTGCGCGGCGAGATCGCCACGCCCCCCGAACCCCGCCTGCGCGGTTTTGCGAAGGTGCTGGGCCTCAAGGCCGATGACCTGATCGGCCTCGTCGATCTGGCGGAAACCGAAGAAGGAGAGACCGACATGTCCGCAAAGGACAAACAGACCCCCGAAGACCGGCAGGCCGCGCTCGATGCGCGCGAAGCCGAGATCGCCGCGAAGGAAGCCGCCTTTGCCGAGAGCCGCGCCAGCGCGCGGCGCGCGGAAGACGCCACCCTGCTTGAGGCGCTGGCCAGGGACGGGCGCATCGCGCCGGGCCTCAAGGACGAGATGGCGGCCTTCATGGAGCATCTGGACGCCGACGAGGAGGTCAGCTTTGCCGAGGGCAAGGCCGCCAGCCCACGCGACTGGTTCCGCGACCTGCTGGCCAGGCAGAGCAAGCCGCTGATCGATTTCAGCGAGCGCGCGGGGGGCGAGGCCGCGCCGCGGATCACCGGCCACGCCGACGTCACCGCCGCTGCCAACCGCCTGGTCAGGGACGCCGAGGCCGAGGGCCGCACGCTGAGCTTTGCCGAGGCCGCCCGCCAGATCGAGGAAACCATGGAGGCCGACAATGCCTAATCCCGGATCGTTCATCAAATCCTACCGCGCCGAGGCGGCCATCCCCGGCCGCACCGTCGTCAAATTCGGCAGCGCGGGCGGCGTCGTGCCTGCGACGGCCGCCGCCGATCCCGCGATCGGCATCACCGACCAGCTCGATGCCGCTGTCGGCGACATGGTCGATGTGATCATGTCCGGCTCGGCGGAGGTCAAGCTCTCCGGGGCGGTCGCCGCCGGTGCGCCGGTGCGCGGCGGCGCGGGCGGCGCGGTCGCCGGTGCGGCCGGCGCGGGCAACGTCGCCGTTGGCTTCGCGCTGCAGGCCGGTGTCGCCGACGACATCATCGACGTGGCCATCGCCCGTCATTCCGTCACCTGATCCATAGGAGCGCTGTTCCATGACCACCCCCACCCCCTTTGTCGCCGATCCGGTCCTGACCGCGATTGCCGTCAACTATCGCAACCCCGACGTGGCGCTGATCGCCGACCAGGTGATGCCGCGCGTGCCGGTCATGGCCCCCGAGTTCAAGTGGACGTATTTCCCGCCCGAGCAGATGTTCACCGTCCCCGACACCGAGGTGGGCCGCAAGGGCGTGGTGAACCAGGTCGAGTTCACCGGCGAGGAGCGCACATCGAGCGTCCGCGACTACGGCCTCGACGACGTGGTGCCGCAGCGCGACATCGACACGGCGCGCAGCCTGCGCGCGGCGGGCAATTCGGCATTCGATCCGGAGGCGCGCGCCGTCGAGGGGCTCACGCATCTGACCCTGCTCGACCGCGAACAGCGCGTCGCCGCGATGGTGCAGGACGCGGCCAATTACGACGCCGACAAGAAGGTCGCCCTGTCCGGGACCGGCCAGTTCACCGATCCGGCCTCGGACCCGATCGGGGTGATCTCGGCGGCGCTCGACGCCACCTTCATCATGCGCCCGAACGTGGCCGCGATGGGGCGCAAGGCCTGGACCGCGCTCTCGACCCACCCCGATATCCTCAAGGCGATCAACCGCAGTTCCGGCGACAAGGGCCGCGCCAGCCGCGAGGCGGTGGCCGAGCTGTTCGAACTCAGCGAAATCCTCGTGGGCGACAGCTATGTCAACGCCGCCCGCAAGGGCCAGACGGCGGCGTTCGAGCGGGTCTGGGGGGCCAATATCGCCCTGATCCACCGCAACACGCAGGCCGGGCCGGACGGGGCCTCTCCCGCCTGGGGATGGACCGCGCAGTTCGACGGGCGGGTCTCCGGCCGGTTCTTCGATCCCAAGGTCGGGCTCAGGGGTGCGACCACGCTGCGCGTGGGCGAGCAGGTCCGCGAGGTCATCGCGGCCCCCGCGACCGGCTATCTCATCCAGGGCGCGGCGTAAGGAGGCGATGCCATGACATACCTGATCAAGCACACCGTGATCGCCGCCCGGCGGCTGGAATTCGGATCGAAGGCGGGGGCGGACGAGATCGGCGGCCCGGCGGAGATCGACCGGCTTGTGGCCCTGGGCGCGATCGAAAAGATCGGGGATGCCCCGGATCCGGACCCCACGCTGCCGGAAATGGACGACGCGCTGCGCGCCGCCATGATCACCGCGATCAACACCCTGCCCGGGGACGGGTTCACCTCGTCTGGCAAGCCGTCTGTCGAGGCGCTGGAGGCGGCGCTGCCGGAATATGCCGACCGGATCACCGCCGCCGCGCGCGATGCGGTCTGGGAAGAGATGCAGGCCGCGGCCCCGGGCTCTTGAGGATACCGGCAGGGGATGTCGCCTAAGAACAGGCATGACAGCCGGGAGAGACCGGCACCAGAACACAAGGGCCGGAGTTCGTCATGACCGATACGATCAAGAGCACCGATGATGCCCGGGTGGGCAACAGCCCGGTGCGGCATGCCTACCGCACGCTCAGCGAGGTCGAAAAGCGGCGCATCGAGGCGATCAAGGATTTGGGCGATGCCTTTCTCGACGAGATCGCCGAAGAGCAGGGCCGCGAATTCGCCATCGCCCGCACCAAGGCCGAGGAGGCCGTGATGTGGGCCGTGAAG